CTACGTAGCCTACAATACGGTTACGGTCAGAGTAGCCATTTGTGCCTTTTTCAATATCAAGAACCGCCGTAAAACTACGCTCAAGCAATTCATCAACAGAGGTAGCGTTTGGCTTACCGCAGGCACGTGCCCATGCTGAAACCTGCTCACGACCGATGCGTTGCGCTTTTTCTGAATCGTTGTGAATGTTGTAGTTGTTCCAAATTTTACGGTTAGCATACTTACCTGAGACTACTTCAAAAGTTGCAGCAATCATAGTTCCGCCCTTTTGAGTTGTTTTCTCTTCAGCTTCTGTGCATTTGAGTTCATACTCACCTTTTGGTAATGGCTCGTAGCTACGTTCTTCTGATTCATACTCATTTAAATCAAATCCAAATTTACTAGACATATTTATTACTCCTTTAGGTTATTAAGATACTACAGGTATATTTTTAGAGATTTCCTCAATGGTCATCTCAAAAGAATCAGGACAGGCATAACGGTTTTTTGCAATGTACGCTGGACTTTCAGTCACATGCAACAATCTCTCTCCAGTAGTGATTCCACGGTTTACAGTGTTATTGAAGCCGACGTCTGCTTTTTTGACAATCACTTTGAACCCAGCATACGCTACTACGTCGCACCACTCCTGCAACAATGCATTGCAGCGGTTAGGCAACTTAGGTACAAAGCGGTCATACGGCTCAGTCAAAGGGTTCTCATAACGAACCACTGAGGCATGCGCGAGTAAGACGATATTCATACCCTTTTTGCGGCGTAGTGCATCAAGACCCTGAAGAATCTCACGGAACTCTTCAGCTACGTAAACTTGATTCTTACCGTATCCTAAGTCTTTTGCGTCATACGATGACTCAACATTCTTAGAGATTAACGGCTCAACAAGCCAATCAACAGAGTCAATCACTAGTGTTTTAAACTTGTGATCCTCTTTGAGCAACGTCTTGATAGCTCCTACTACGTCGCCAATTTCAGAGGCACGAGGGAATGAAGTTACATCCAATGAATCGATACCGTCCTCAGTATTAACAAAAATTGGTGCGGGGAATTGAGCCGCGATTGTGCTCTTACCGATACCATGATTTCCGTAAATACAAATTCGGGGAGGTAGTTCCTGCTTTCCCTTCACGAGGGAATCCATAAAGCTCATGTTTATTTCCTTTATTAAAAGTTTAAATATACTGGGAAATACTGAAAGGTTCGGCTGTCAAACTGCAACAACTTAATCTCATTCCCAGGATTGTTTTGCGCCAATACTCCGACGCACACTGCTGACAACTTTGGATCTCCAATCATGCATAAATAATCACCTTCTCGGAAATCTTTTAAAACCTCGCGGGCATGAGCAACGGGGTCATCGTACTGAACGTCAGTAAAGACGTGTTCAATTTCTCCGAAGCGTGCTGCATCCTTGATAGTTTTACGCTGGGTGTTGTCCACTACCCAAACTACTTCTGGCTCTAGATTTAATTCATCTTGCATTTTTCCCTTTCCTGTTATTTCGTTTATGTTGAAATTATAGCTCATTATTTAAAACCTTACCAGAATGTCCAGTTTTCTTTTGATGTTTGCCAATCATCATTGCGATATGAGAATATCCGCATTCTGAACAAGTATATTTTCTCATAACCATTAAACTTTTACCGTCAAGATTCTTTTCTGAATGCAGTTTTGCCATCGTTGCTTTACCCACTTTGATCATTCTAATACTTTTACCGCGTTCATCTCGTTCTAAATGGGAAGCAGATCCGATCATCTTTGCAAAAATACTTTTACCATCAGAATCTTTAGTCATATGTCTTAATTCACATGACACTTTACCTGCTTTTTTACAATCTTCAAGAATTTTTTCTTTACTTCTACCGTGAACTCCTATTTTGCTATCATGAGTTAATTTTCCAATTTTTCTACTGTTCAATTCACCTTCATTATTGTGACAATTGTAAGATCTTTCATCTTTTCTAGCATTTAACTTTTTCAGAGTAAAAGTTTCAAATTCTATCACTTCATCAGGATAACCTATGAAAAGAATACTTATTGTGAATCTATTTGGATTTTCTCTAAACATATTCCTAACAATTTTGCTAGAAGTAAAATAAGAAGTTCCTATATGGCTTGGATTTGAATTTTTCTTATAATTTGAACCTATATAGTACTTTCCATTTATTTTGTCTTCTAATTTGTAAACGTAACAATTCGGATTCATTTTGATGCCTTTTTTGATTTTATACCCCTTGACAACAATGCTTTTTCTAATAAATCTTTGTCAAGCCATTCACCGCAACCGCAGTTGTTAGCAATTATAACTGATTCGTAAAGATACCATTCATAATCCAAATCTTCTGGATGTTTATTAGGATCTTCTATTTTCATGCAGGCTCTAGCCCCGTCAGTTTTTGGAACTTTATTACCGTTTTCCTTGTATCTCAATGGTTGAAAATTTTTGTCTTTAGTTTGGTACCATCTGACCGTTTTTCCTAAATATTTACCATTTTGTTCTCCTCCGCCAGTTACATTTCTAGCAGAAATAAAATCTAAAAATAATGAATTCTTTATAGTTTCCATCATTGGAGCGCCTCTAGACAACCATAATCCAAATGCTTTTGAAGCTACTTGTGCAGTTGGATTTTTATTTAAACTTAAAGGCGCATATATCCCTTTTACTTTTAATGACCTGTCTTGTTTTACCGCAAAATATGAATTTACGTCTTTGAGTGCAACAGCTCTATACGGCGTATCCTCAAATATAAAGCCAGTCAAGTCGCTAAACTCTTTTACAATGTTGTGAACTTTTGTGACCTCGTTACGCCTATGCTTGAGCATGATTCCGTCGGTATTGGCTGAAACAACTTGAATACCATTGTCCTCTAAAGTCTCAATTAAGTTTAAAAGAGTAAGCTGACCCGTCAGAGTAATATTAATCATAACGTCGGGAGAATACAGTGCTGAATACTTACTAGCTGTTTTACCGAATGTTCCGTTCAATGCAATCCGCAATGAATCTGCAATTACCATGTTCTTTTGACGTTTACCTTCTAATCGTCTCTCGAACACTTTGCGATACTCATCAATAAAGGTTGTACCAGTGTTAACAGGTATGAGATTGCAATTAAGCAAAATGCTAGGATAATAACTAGAAACATCATAATCAACAATTTGATAATCATCATCAGTAACATGGCAAACCTTTCTATCGTGTTGTGAATGAAGACCTCCAACGCCCATCTGATATATACCATTGTTTATCGTTACGAGGTCTTCCTTCAGAAAGGCAGGTAACTCTACGTGCCCCGTTGACTGCTTAACTTCATATACGTGCTCTGACATCCTTCTTGTTAATTCAATAAGGTCAGCGCGTTTAAAGTTAATAAAATGTGGAACTATATACCGCACGCTCTCAGGAATTTTTGCATTTGAACGCTTTAACTTGAGCCGCTTGATAAACATCTGCTCAGCTACTTGAGAGTCAGATTTAGAACGAGCATCAAAACCATACTCCTTACTAATTTCAACTCTAAGCTGGAGTTGCCCTTGCAGCTTGTTATAAAGCGTCTCTGTAGTATCTAAGTCGTTCTTGCAGTAATCCCAAACCATTGGTCGGGCAGACTCATCAATCTCCTGCGAATGATGAAACGGCAGGTCTTGAATGAGCGGCATGTGCATACGTGCGCCGTAAGTCTTTAGGCTCACAAAGCTGGGCGCGACCTCAATCAAATCAATGTGGTCAATCATAGGGATCTTGAACCTGAATTGCTTTTCAGCATCCCAAGGCATCAAGTTATCCCCGATGATTCTATCTCCCAGCTTTTTACATTCTAATTCTGATTTACCCGCTATAAAATAACTAATAACGGGCATATCATACTTTGAACCATTAAAACTAATGAATGTATTTTTTGATTTGAAAAGAGACTTGACGCGCTCACGAGCGTCTTCATCATCTCCCCAGATACCGAAGTATTCTCCGCTCTCAAGAATCTTACCCATTAATAGAAACATGTTTGGGGCAACTTCAGTATCAAAAACAATAGTCCCCATTAATCTTGGTTTACATAGCGTTCTGTTGGACCGCCGTCAAGAGCCTGCACGGGATACTCTAACTCTTTTAGCTTTTCAATAAAGTGAATTGCTTTCTCTAAGTCTTCCCGTCCGTTCTTGAGGTGAAACCGCTCAAGATACTTAGTAGCGCAACCTACAAAATAACCTCTACCGTATAGACGATAGATTCTATCCCAGTGCTGCTCCCCGTCAACTTTATAATGCTTACCACCTACCTGCTTATTATTTGCGCTCATGATTTCCTTATAAGTTTTACGAATATCTTCTAAACTATCAATCCATTCTGAATGAGTCTTAGCTAGCATTTTTCTTCTCTCTGTTCATAATATAAATCTGAGTAGCTAACTTCCAGTCAGAGGCTGAAATCTTATCTGCCCAATATGAGCCATCGCTAATCTTATGCTTACGCTCATATGCGACCATAGCCATTGGCTGCGCTACAAACTCAAAGAAGGGATTAACGAATCCACTTTTCTTGAATGGGTCATTGCAGAATGCCTCGCACTCAGTTAGGAATAGTTCCCAATCACCTTGATACAAAACACTAGGCTTGACTACTCCGTTTGAATACGCATCAAATACTTCACTGCTCGGCGGATTTTCTACATACGGCTGAGCGTTGTAGAGTTCAATATATAGATGCAGATTGTTACTCACCGTAAAGTATTGACCGACTGGCAGCTCAAGCGCAATCGCTACAAACTCTTGAATCATAGAGAAGTGAACTGGATTCGCCCCGCAGTATCCCCACCAGAAATCATTACTCCTGTTGAAGATTGTCAAATCAACACATCCGTTCACAACAGCAAATACTAACTGCGTATTACAGGCTTTATCCTTTGTGCTTTTGTTGAAGTCAGATGCATCCCAGAGTTGAATAACCGCCTGACGGGAATTAGAATCAGTCTTGAGGTGCTTGATAACCTCTTTGAGTTGGTCAAATCCAAAGTGCTTACGCATCCTGTGTCCGTACGCCGCGTTGAATCTTACGCCGTCATCGCTGAATTGACCAATGGTAGAATTAAACTGCTTCAGGAACTCTACGTCATCACGTCCCGCGAGCATCCAGATTGATTCCATTAAGTGAAAGATTGGATTCGCGTCTCGTTCAGCAAAGAACAATACGCGCTCAGTCGGCTCGATGATTGTAGTCAGCACTGGTTCATCAATACGCAAAGCAGGACCATTACGAGTTTGAACCTTTACACCTGAGGTTTTAAAACGCCAGAGCATATCAGTAAATAATTCATTTACGTTGATAGAACGTATTTCCATGTTATTTCCTTTATTAAAATTCTGTTGTTGGTTTGTAATTCTGACGAGGCTTACCCTCTCCTTTTACTACTCTTTGATACTTATCAAACTCACACATGATGTTTTGACAATCATGCAGGGTTAAATCTTTTAATTTATTATTTGAATCAATCAAGATTGAACGGATCTCTGTTAATTCCTGATTGAATCTTTCCTCAGTAAACTTTTTACTAATAGTGCGTTCATGCAACCTATTCAACCCACGCTGACTGCCTGGACCCATCGGTGCCCATGAATATAAATCTATAGCATTGTCAAGCTGCCCGCGTATGTACGTTAAATCTGAACTCACTTGCCCAGCTATAAAGGTTTGAATACCGAATGAAGTAGCTAACGCATTAGTAGTATGCTTGATTGAACCAGAAGCAATCGCCCCACGAATCTGCGGTGCAATCTTGATGATTGGCGCAATAATATACTCCGCGAGGTTTACAGACTTTGTGTTACCTTTGACCATCGTTGGGTAAACAATATAAGCAGAGCTATATACCTTTTCACCTTTGGATTCTAGATGCTTCATCGCCTCAATAAACAAGTAAGGATTAAACTCCTCAGCGCGGCGGGGAATCACGAGGTTATCCATAAGGTAAAGCAGGGTCGGTGGCCAATTAATCAAACGAGCTAACAGGGCGCGGAACCATACGTCACCTTGAACATTCTTATAGTAATAAGTTAGGAGCCACTTACTTACCCTGTCATCCCTACGACGCACATTACAGAACCGATACTTAGCGAGTATTGGATCAAGCGTATATGGCGGTAGAAATGATTTCTCCTTGTTTAGGCGTATTTGTTCTCGTTCATTAACAAACTCAACCAATTCATTAAAGAGTGCCATTCTCTGCCTTTCTGATAACTTCTAGAGTGTCATTAAAGGCATCGGTGTGATCTATTGTAATAATTTTTACTCCACCTGCATTATGCAAATTAACGCAAGCGTCATAAGTAGATTTATGTGCGCTTACAGTATTCGCTGGATTGAACGGCTTTGTTTCCCCACGGGCATCTCTACGCGCTTGCACTCTCTGTAGGCAAGTTGCGAGGGGCGTATCGAGGATAGCCGCGACGTATGAACCCGTTGGTTTAAGCATCTGTGTTGTGATTGCTCCTGGACCCACTTTTGAGAGTAACAAACCTTCAAGCAGAACATGACCCCTAGGATGAGCAGCCAAGGCTCGTTCTGCAATTTCCTCTTGAGTACTGATACCATCTGTACCTCCGCAAGTGTTTTCATAACTACCAATCACATAAAGCGGCTGAGTAATTCCTTGACTTGACAAATCAACATGATACCCCCAATGTTTCTTTTTACCGTTGGGGTCTATTATTGCTGAGCAGGGGTAATCTGTCAAAAACTTACGGGCTACAGTGGTCTTACCTGAGCCTGAAGTTCCGCGGAGTGATAGAATTACGTTCATGTGTTTCCTTTATTCGGTTATTGAGTTGAAATTATAGCTCAATATTTTGCGGGCACTTCAAATGCGTGTTGTCTTTTCCACATGTTACGTATTGTTTCAGGATATTTATTTAAGAGCCAATCTTGAAAAGCTGTCGCGGGGTTAATATTCAATAGAATCCCATCTTCATCTTTACATTGCATGAGGGCAATCACTAAGGCTTCTAATGACTGTTGACTGATATTCTTTTTATTTGATTTCATTTGTTTTCCAGTATATGTTCAGCGCGGAATGGCACGCCAGTTTTAGCAAACATCTCAGCCTTTATTTTAAACGGTATTCTATCTTTTTCACACTCTTCTCTCAACCATTCAGGTAAATAATTTGCCCTTATTTCTTTAAAAGGTTCAGTATATTGACTCAGATTTCTTTTATCATACCATTCTATTCTTTGAAATCCAAGATCTGCATATACTCCTGGATACCGACGGCTAAAGAATCCATTTTTGAATTGGCATAGGCATGACTCAAAAGTAAACCGACCGAGGTCAGGATTAGGCTTCATCACTCTAATAACTTCACTGGCTCTAGCTTCTAACCCTTTACACATATCTTCAAAATCATCATATTTTCCTGAATGTGAATTAGGTTGACGCTTGTCAAACACATAATTATCCATTCCTAGCAAAAACAACATACCGTTACGATGAGAGCGCGAGCCGTCAAAGTCATTAAACATCAACGTAGTGCAGTCTGCCCCGAACCCGTTAATTTTTACATACTCAAGGTAAGAGAAAGTAGAAAGTCGCCCAAAGCTAACAATGCTATTAGCCTTAGCCCATAGCGAGTCATAGTTAGCATCGCTCCAGAGCTTGACTTGAGAACCATGCTCTTTGACGAGTTGGGCATATGAGTAGAGACCTTTTAGAGTGTCTTTTTTCTGTTTATTACGGTCAGAATCAAAAGATAGAGTAGCCCAGTCATCATTGAACTTAATATGTGCTTTTTTCCATTCTTCATTACTCTCAGGAATTGCAGGAATAAACTCTAGAATCTTTAAACTAGTGATTGGGTTTTGAGTGTGCCCATTAAGCGTAGCAAACCAGAGAGCCTGCTCATCCGTCCAGCCATAATACTTTTTGAGCGCAGGCATGTAGAGATAAACTAATCCTGGATGTGCTTTGTATTCAAGGTTCATAGTGTACAACGCTTTGAAGTATTCAAGACGGTTCTCAGGTAATCTATAATCAGTCATTTTCTATCCTTTGGCGGCTGCTTATTGTGAGTCGGGTAAACAGGCGATACAGGTTTAATTGGTTGTATCATTTAGCCACCCCCAGAACTGGCATTAAAGGTAAAGTGGGTAAAGCGGTAGGCATAGGTAACGGAGCAGGCATAGGCACGCTGGGAATAATAAATCCAACGGGTTGCCCATACTGGTTCAGAACGACCTGAGAGTTACCGATAGGCATAACTGAACCCACGCTCTGACCGAACTGATTCAGATACTGCATCGCTCCTTGAACATTGTTCTGAGCGTAGCAGCTTGAATTACCTGAGAGATAACCAATCGTAAAAAAGATTATCATAAATAAAAAGTTCTTCATAATGCCTCTACGTTTCTCTTTATCATTTTGAAAGTTTCATCGTAAGTAAACTCTACAATATGATCCATAAAGTTCTCCACGTCCCTATCACTAAAAACATAAACCCATGCGGCAATCGGTATTTCTTCTGGATTCCTGTCTTCAAATTTCTGGTCCACCTTCAATTGAATTCGTAGCGCGTATTTATCCATTAAATCATTAAAGTCCATACGCCTACGAATTGATTCTGGTTTTAGCTTCATAGCTGCTCCTAGATATGTTGGCTAGGAATGCGGTTACGGATCTCCTCAGCAACAGTGTTGAAGTTACCGTCCATGAGGTCAATAGACCACTTATCACAAATCTTTGCGCACTCTTCACGCTCAATAACTACGGCGTATTTTGTAGCTTCAATTGCATGAACGATGAGTTCAGCTTTTGCCTCGGCTAGTGCGTCATCAAACTCGCGTTGCGTAAAAAGCGTTCCTCCAGTACCTTTAGCAAAGAATGATTTCTGGAAATCAGATTGTTCTGACATGTAATTCTCCTAAATTGTATTGATAATTAAATGCAAATTGTTTAACAACTTCTTGGACTTTATATTTACGCCCATACATAGGATGATTCTCACCTGCGTATTTTCCTTTTCTTGATTTTGATAAACGCTGTTTATGTTGCTCAGATTTTGGAAAACGAAATTTAATTAAAGTTTCTTCAGAATGTTTTTTACCATACATCGGATGTCTGTCACCAGTTGTTAATTTATTCATTTCCGAGCGTTTGGGATTCTTTTTACCAAACATTGGATGTTTACTACCTGTTTGAGCTTCTGAAAATTTTATTCTAGCCACTTGATATAAACGAGAATTAACATAAGCGTTATTTGAACCTTTCATGCAAATAACAGCTCTCCATGCTAATCCTCCATGAATCTTTGCTAACAAATAATGAGCAATAAAATGTTCTCTAGCTGTTAAATCAACTAAATTGGAATTATCATTAGAACCGCCTAAAGATTTAGGAATTATGTGATGACGTTCTTTATATCCGTCAATTGAATCACGTAGTTTGGCATTATCAATTAACAAAGTGTAAATTTTTTGATAGTTCATTTTAATAATTTTCGCTCAATAAATACTGCAATTTCAAGTGGTGTTGCGTGTTGATTGTGTTGCACGATTGAAGCGGCGATCATAGCTGCTTGACGCCATCCTTCATCAAAACAGGCTTTTGGGTCATTGAGCATATCTTTTGCATTGGCTCGTTCAAGTAGCTTGACCCAATCGTCATAAGACTGTTCCCAATTCATAATAGACTTATCAGACATAATATTATTCCTATAGTAATTTTAAACACAACGTAAATAAAACTCAAGCCCACAATACCTATGCAAATCGCGCCAATCACCTGCCACTTACTCGGCAGGTCAAGATATTTGTTTCGCATCAAAACCCCCAGCCGAACATGCAACCTAGTATTATGCCGAGGATGATGACGCCAATCCATTCCCATTTATAGTTTGTCATATATTTTCTCCATGATTAAGTCGCGGTCTGGTTCTACTTCCTCTTCTACTTTTGATACGGGTTCTTCATATTCCTCTAGGTCATCAACGTCAGGATCATATTCGCCTTCTAGCTTGATCTTAAAATCTGCTACCTGCAATCTATACAACGAAGGAATAGAGCGGAACTCATCAATGCGGTGTTGCATGGGGTGCGGCTTAAGAATATAGTTCTTAAAGTCCGCGAGTCTTTCAAATGTAATTTTCTTCATGCTTATCCCCTCCAAGATTCTTGAGCTTGTTTATCAAATTTATCAAAGTTAAGCGCATGAATCATTTCCCATACGCTGATTTCTGTGTCAGCGATGCAGACGTCCTCAATATCAATTCCGCCTACGTGACCTACGCTGGGTTCATCTTTGTCAACGTAGCCGTACACGTCTAGCAACGTATCACCGCAATACATAGACATTAAAAAGTTAGATGCTTTAGCCATTGTTATTTCCTTTATTTAGTTATCAAAAATAAAACGTAAGACGGGATGCTGATAAATACGACTGCGTAAAACCAAAGTATAGCTGGAAAAAATAAAAGTGTAAAGATTAATTTCACGCGGGGATTTCTCCGTTCCAACTTTTGATGCGCACTACGTCCAACTTGAGGGCGGGCGCGTCACGAATGATCCAAGCCGCCTGATTAATAGTAACTGGCTTTGTAAAGGCTCTCCAGTCATTGAGATAGTCATCAAACTTGATTACGATGTATTCTTTTTTACCTTGACCTGCGTATTTCATAATGTGCCCCCGAAGGGGCATCCTTTCTTATCTAGCGGTTACACGAATGGCGATTGAAGCAGTGGACTTGTAATACTTTTGCAATTGCTCAATAGTAATACCGAGGTCAGCAACCATCTGTTTATAATCATACGTAGAACGCTGAGACAGGGTCACCGTAGCTTTATAAAGGTCACCCTCATAAGTGCCCTCACCAGCGTTCTTGAATACGTCTTTGAGCTGCTCAATCTGCTCATTGAGTTCAGCTGCCTGAGCCTGCAATAAGCCAAGGCGGTCAAGATCCTGCATCTGAGCAGATTGGCTGAGTGCTTGATTAACTAATTTAGTAGAGATAGAGTTCATTTGTATTTCCTTTATTAAGTTTATTAAACTGCTTTTGGTCGTTGAATCAAAGTTTGTTTTACACCATTACGAGTACCATGCTCCTTCACTGTCGCCTTGAGAGTTACTGTTTCACCCTCTGCAAGGTTCCATACTGCATCGCAACCACCTTTGTAGATGATTACGTTTTTGTTGGCATCTTCAAAAATAAAGATACCGATTGGACCGAAGTTAGTATCAATGTTGATTACTTTCTTCAAGACCAAAGTTAAAACAATTTTATCACCGATGATGCCGACATATTCACGAGCAGCGTCGATAGCTGCCTGTTTATCAGCCCACTCTGCCTTGCGGGCATCGCGCTGGATGATGCACTTACGAACTGCTGCTACTTGCTTCTCGGTTAATTTACCGTATGTGTCATACGCAGAGGCAACTGAACCAACAAAGCCGTCTTTATAAATCTTACGCTCATGAGCGTCAATCTCATAACCTTGAGACAGGAACGCTTCAATTTCAGCATAGTCAGGATAATTACGGCTGAAAGTCTTTTTAGCGTTGGTAATAATATTTCTAGAAATTGCCTCTCCATAAGCAGCTGGATTTTCAATTTCAGGACCAATGTGGAATAAACGTGAAGTCATTTGTATTTCCTTTATTTAGATTATTAAACTTCTACTGCACCATGCAAGCCATTGACAACTTCATCACAATAACCTGCTGCTTCTTCTAACTGCTGAATTGCTTCTTCTGCTTTTTCACCGCGCTCAGAAGATTGCAAACCTTCTGGCATGTTGTCAAAAGATTCTTGTTCAGCCTCGAGTATACCATTGATTTCAGATTGTAAGTCTTCAACTTGAGCAATTAAAGACTGGATTTGTTTTCTACGTTCTGCGTTCATTTGTATTTCCTTTATTTGGGTTATTAATTTACTATCCTGTGAAGCTATGTAAAAAACTATAGCATAGAAATTTATAAAAGGCAACAATTATTTTTGAGTGAAAACCCTTAGTTAGAAAAAGGATGCGTAAAATGAGGCGTAATTACGCTTAACTTCGGCTCCGACCCTATAATCCAAAAAAGTGCGCTGTCATCAAAGTCCATCCCTTGTTGAGTTAAATATCGCCAAACTTTTGCCTCGTACGTGGGATGAAACTTGATTCCGTCATAAGATTCACCATTAAATTTATCAGTATATTTTGAGTAGCCCGTGTCATGCAAGGAATGATGCTTCCACCTGAACGGCAATGCGTCAAGATTGATACCCATAATCTCTGCGCGTTCCCGAATCCATTGGGCTTTACTGGGTCCAATACCGACGGTAAATAATGTTTCAATGTTGTGCGCATCTCTTGAAAGCCCAAGGAGTATACTGCAGAGTGAATTGCATGAACCAGCGGGTACAATTAAAGTCTTGACCTCATCCGGAATGTTCCTCGTCTGATTAGCCCCGACGTCATGAAAGCCCATCAAGTCTTCAGGGTGTTCTCTATGGTCAACGGTAATGCCATAGTTAACTACTAGGGAGTCAGAGCGGGTAAGGTCACCTACCATGCGCTGTAACACTGGGTTGTACGGTGCTGCGGCATACTCAAACTGCGTACCGAACCCCCTAGCAATACGCGGGTTGTCATGGCGCAATACAGTGTCAGGCTTTGAGTACACAACCATGCGGGAAGGTAAACCAAGGTGCGCGCCCACAATAGCGGACATTGAAAGTTGCGGACTTTGAATTGACGCACCAGTGAGTACGTGCGTCTTACCTTTTCGGTTCTTTGTCATGTAATAAATTAACTGGCGCAACTTACTCCCGTTCGGTCCACCGTAACCGAGCGTATTGAAGTAGTCCTCCCGCTTGAACCACATGCCTTTGTGATTCTCAACGGGAGTGAGATCCATTAAGTGATCCTCCCACTTGATTACACTGCGGTCAAGAGTGTGGGTAGGAATGATTGATTGGCTCATTTCTCTTGTGCCTTATTTGTATTAGGCTTTCTACCATCTTCATATCCATTGTCATAAGCCCTAATTTTTTCTGCTTTCAACGCCTCTATTTCAGCTTGTAGTCTTAAAATTACTAACTTAGCGCCTTCTAAATCTTCAGCCAGTTCTTTAGCGTTCATTTCTCTTGTACCTTTTTATGTTTAGATAAAGCATCTACCAAAACAATGCCTATTTCATTGTCCCAAACTGTATTTTGACCATCATTCCAACCTTCTTGGGTATAAATAACTTCTTGGTCATAGTTAATATCGTAGGTAACTCTTGACCTACTAACTCGTTTTTGGGTGCATAAATCTTCACGCATTTCAATTAAGCTCATTTCTCTTGTGCCTTTCTTAATATTGCTAATACTTCACTACAACATACTTTGACTGCGTTATATGCTTCTGACATATTTTCATCAGCGCACCAGTATGCGGTGTTCATAATGGTTATACGCACTTCCTCTATTTCCTCATCTGTTAGTGTCTTTGCTGGATGGTGAAACTTATGGGCTTTCCACCCTTCTTCTTTGCCAGCTTCAAAACCTTTCTTAAACTGTTCATCTAGTTCTTTTGCTGGATGGGTGTAGAGTGGTGTTGGGTTTTCATCAATTGCCAAAGCACAATCTAAATCAAAAAATACACTTGTGTTATCACCTACCGCAATCCACGCTACTGGTTTATTGTTCATTTCTCTTGTGCCTTTTTCAAGTATTCTGCAAGTCTTTTGCCATAAGTCAAAGAATGTATTTCCATTTTTAACGCCTCTATTTCAGCTTGTTGCTGGCGTAGCATGGTGGTTTCTTGTTCTAAAGCATTTTGTAATTGCCCCAACGCCTCTTTAGCTTGTTCCGACCAGTCATGTGGTTCTTCATGGGTGTTGTGTGTTTCTATTAATCTTTGTATGTTCATTTTTGTTTAACTCCTATTCCATGTGCCACCTCTACTGCACGAATAATGTACATTAGGTTCGGCATACTACAATCTTCACCTTGCCAGCATTGACCATTACCAAGTATGAATTTAATTTCTTGCTCAAGTAAAGGTATCTTTGGTTCTTTCAATGCTTCTATTTCAGCGTGTTGCTTGCGTAGCATGTTGGCTACCTGCACAAGTGGTTTATTACCATATTCCTGTGATGCTTCATCGCACCATTGAGCTAATTGTTCTGCTGGTAGTTCATTTGCGTTCATAGATAGTCCTCCGCTAATGCCCATAAGCGTTCGTTCATTTGAATTAACGGCGTAGCACCAGTGATGCCTCGTGAGGTCATCTGCCGACCTTTGCGAGTGCGATAAGTGATTCCGCCTTTGACTAGGTTCTCTTGAACTCGGTTCAGGACGTTCCAGAGTGCACCGCCTGAATCCTCATCTCGCCTAGAAACTAATAGGTCTCCTGGTTTAATATTTGAACCTACAATTTTGAGGGCTAATTCACTAGCCTCGCATGCAAACTCATATACCGCGTAACCCATTAGTATTTTCTTTTGAAACTTTTCAATACGCTTTGCGGCTTCTATTGCAGCGTTGATAACCTTTTTTGATTCCTCAATAACTGATTGCTCAGTCACGTCCACGTGGCGTAGCCGAGACCTATAGATATCAGCGGATTTGACGATTAAACCATTCCCGCAAATCAAGCGGAACAGCGCAGCGTCCATGCGTAATGAAGTTGAACCATCGTTAGAATTGACTACTAACACTTCAGGGATTGTGCCGTTAATTTCGTGAGAAAAGTCTTTGTGCCGCAATCTAATAAAATGTTCTACAACACGGGGATCACGGACTCTAGGCTTCATCGAATGTACCTGCGTAACGATGAAGTCATGCTCGGTCATGATGTCCACTACGTCGGTGGTGTGAATGATCTGGTATTTCTGCGAGAGACCCTCGGATTGCAAAGGAGAGACGGCGGCTACGGGTAATTCAAAAGTCATAGTATTTCCTTTATTTAAGCGTTTATAAGGTGAAGCAGTTGAAATTATAGCTCGGATTGCTTCAGGGAGGCAAGGGATATTTTGTGAGGGGAAACCCGTGGCGTGTAAAATGAACTATAATTCAAGGTGCGTGGTTGAGTTCATTTTAGCTTCCTCATCAATACGCCAGCTCCTTCACGAGTCATCCGCTTGGCCACGCAACCAATCGGCTATTGGTGAGGAACCTAAAATGAACTCATTGTTAAACGAACAACAAAAGCGGATCAATTAATGGCTAACAGATTTGGATTTAACCTCGGTGACTACAATACTGAGGAAATTAAAAGTAATGACGGCTTCAAGGATATCGTCCCTGAAAAGATGCGGCATGCTCGGCGATGGTTACTCTGGCGCAGTGAGAAAGATAAAAGTAACAGCAACAAGTCCAGAAAAGTTCCGTATTATGCTGACGGGACATTCCGCCGTGGTACTCTTGACACCCCTGATGATTTAGAACGCCTAGTAACTTATGACAAAGCAGTAGAGATATTAGGTGAAGGTAACTTTACTGGTCTTGGTTTTGCGCTCGGTAAAGATGGTGAGGGATACTGGCAAGGGATTGACCTAGACAATATTACAGAGCACAAGAATGATTCCCTAGCGCAAAGCCTACCAGGATACGTAGAAATGAGTCCGAGTGGTAATGGGGTGCATGCCATTGGTTATGGAGAATACTTCCGCGGTAAGAATCGTTCAGGTGAGTTAGGATGGGAATATTACTCCCGTGCTAAGTTTTTTACCTTTACTGGTAACATGTTTAAAGACGGTGAGATTGTTGATCTGAAGCCGTTCATCAAAAGAAAAATAGACAAAGATATATCAGATGAATCCGCGGAGCGCAAAGGTTCATTGGGGCAACTCATTATTGGACCTGAGCAATTGGAAGATATTGAACGCGCATTGCGTTTTATTGACCCAGATTGCCCTCGTGATGAATGGTTGCAGATATGTTTCTCACTTGCGCGCATACCTGATGGTTATAGATTATTTTACGAATGGTCTAAGCGTTCATCAGGTGCAAAGCATTCCGTAGCGAGTGACGCAGACATTGAGGATCAATGGAATGATGTGTATGCAAACTCCCGTGGCGAGATAACACTCGGAACTTTGTATCATTATGCGTCTAGGAATCCTGAATATTCATCAACCGAGGTAGGAGAAAACCTAGTAAAAGAACTAGGAGTAAATAAAAAGAAGGATCAATTTCTTGAGAAGTTCAAACCAGTACCGCTGAGTTATGATTACCTGCCTGAACCTGACTGGGTTATTGACGGATTTATTGGGGAAGGCGTAACCTTTATTGCGGGTGCGGAAGGTAAAGGTAAATCATCCCTATTGCTCCCCCTCGCGTTACAAGTAGCACACCTAACCGAACCAACGGGATTGACGGTAAAACATCGTAGGCGCGTTCTTTACATTACTGAAGACCATGCGCAAGCCGACCGCATTTGTTACGGTATGCGTTCACATTATTCAAAGTTGGGGCGCGATGATTGGGAGTATTGGATAAAGATTATCCCCGCCTTCCGTATGAATGACGATGAAATTAAGTTCACTGCGGAATACGCAAAAGACTTTACGGTGAATATTGACGGACGGGAGATTCCACCGCTTACGGTATTTGATACTGCGTCCGCTACGTTCGTGCTTGAAAATGAAAACGACAATAGCGAAGCCAGCCGCCTAATGAGCGTAATTAACAATGAGTTCTTTTACCGTAACTATATGCCAGTCTGGATTAGTGGGCATACCTCAAAGACTTTGAGTAGGACCAGTGCGGTAGAGGAATTGAGTGCGAGGGGCGCGTCGGCTTGGGGCGGTAACGCTACGGGTACAGCCTTTATATTTGAAGACGAGAATATTGAGGGACGCATACTCGCTACAAAAAAGAAAAGATTCAGCGAGACGATTCAGGAAGTGCGAGCCGTATTACGCCACCACACCACGCAATCAAAGAACCGTTATGGGGATATTAACGAGTCATCTCCATACTATTCAGTTGAGTTAGTCAGTTCCAGTAAGAAGGAGCGCGAAGTAGTTAATGCTGAGAATAAAGCGGACGATGCAGCTCGCCGAATAATCAAGTTCATCAACACTCAGATTCAAGACCTAGGACGATGCACTTACGGGGAAATAACAGACTCAAAAGTGGCGGGAGACAAGAGTAATATTCCACATATATTTTCAACCATGATTGACCGCGGAATGGTAGAAAGAATTGTGCCGACTCCTGAACAATGTAAGGAATTTGGTATACATAGAAACGCCAGATTGGTCAGAACCCTTGGTAACTGGGCTTACCATGATTAAACTTAACTTGCCTGAACCTGCCTGCACTTACCTGAACTGCTTCAGGCGAGTTCTAAACCTAATGGGTTATAGTTTTGTTGCTACTTTTGGGTTTTACTTACCTGAAGTAAAAACCACAGCGCAATTACCATTCAGGAACTCCCCTGGAATCGCATTCATGCGTTCCAGTGGTGAGGCATGTATCTGTTGGGTTCTAACTCGCCTGCCTGCCTGTTGTTCTAGAGATCAGGCGAGTACTTTTGTTGGAGTATGAAATGACTAAATTTGAGTTTGAAAGTAATGATGGTTCAGAGTGGACTGAGGAAGAAAAAATAAGAGCAATTGCTCGGCATCAAACAATGGAAAAGTTGGCTAATGAAAGATTTAGAAAAGCAAGGGAAGAGTTGTTGATGAAGTTGATATTCAAATCAAATGATGACGGTGCACCTTTACTGGGGGATAAATAATGGAAATTAGTTTGAGTATTGCTGAGTTGTTCCTGCTCGCTTGGGCAATTTCTGCCTCGGCTTTTGCGGTATGGTGTCAGTTTGAGGTCAGGAAGTCCGTAATAATGCTGGTGATGACGACTGGTGTTTTGCGTGACATTGCTGAGGGAAAAGCGCGGGTAGAAATGAAGGATGAACAGATCATTATTGAGCGAATTTTGCCTTTGCGTAAAAATGAGGGATAATTCTCAGAAATCAATCGGGTAGGAACTGTATATGGCTACGAAAAATCAAAAGATTGCAGAGAGTATGAAGGGCAATGAAAACGGCGTAAAAAGGGGAGCTTTTGTAGCGCTCCTGCGGAGGAAGCTAGTTCAAGATCCTAAGAAATTAGAACGCATTGCTGAGGCTTTGTTCAAATTAGCGGAGGAAGGAGACATGGCTGCAATCAAGGAGCTAGCCTCCCGCCTAGACGGAACGCCGACTCAAAGTATTGAGATGAGCGGTCCTGACGGAGACCCAATTCAAGTAGAACAAGCAGGTACATTCGCTAAAGAGCTTATGGCAAAAATCCTAGAGGCTAAACAGAAAGAGGCAGACAATTGAGCAATGATAATTATCACCCAGATGGGTTTGTCCCGATGCAGAATGCTTCAGTTGACGGATTTAACACTATGCCGAAGAACAAATTGATAGAGGACATCGCCGCGCTTGAGCGTGGGTTGGCGTTCATGCATGATTTGAAAGAAGAAAAGACAATCAAGACTAAGCCAATGTCGTTCACTGAGGCAGAAGAATTGATTGCCGCGAATCAAGGATTGACTTTTGCTGCAATCCGCGCTGTTGAGCGGTTCCACGGAATATCATGAGCAATTTGAGCGAACTGAGTTTAGAGGACGCAATCATCAAGATGAGAGATTCGATTGGTGGTGAGCGTATCAACATCAAGCCGACCACGCTTTGGGTATATCCTCCGTATTTGAAGTCTGCGTTACGCATACTGGGTTTGATTAAGCATCCTATTCAGCGTTCCGCTAGCTTGCGTAAAAAGAAACGTAACCTCTACTGGAGGCAGTCGGTATGAGCACATGCGCTAACTGCGGAGGATTGATCCCACTGCAAGGTTTGATGACGGGAGTGACGCTGCCGTTTTGTCGGTGTGAGAATCCGAAGCGATTCAGGGACAATATGCGTCCTATGTCGTTCGCTGATATTCAAGAATTGTTTGACATACCGCTCTCAGCGGAGGATGAGTTCTCGACTCAAGCTCTTGAGTTCGTCCGCAAGGTAGAAAAGTTCCACGGCATCGGATGAACATTGCTGAGATTGTCAAGCGGGAACTCTCAAAGCCCAATCCGCTAGATGCCCTGCCCGCACCGCACAGAGCAGCGATGCTCAAACGGATGCAGTGGCTCGCTGTGGCAGGTAACCATCAAATAGAACCCACAGGGGATTGGTGGTCAATCTGGTTGCTGCTCGCGGGGCGCGGCGCAGGGAAGACCCGAACCGCAGCTGAGGAGTGTTGGTGGACAGCATGGGATCAGCCGAACATTCGTTACCTTGTCTCCGCGCCCACGTCTGCCGACGTTAGGGATACGTGCTTTGAGGGTGAGTCGGGAATCCTGAACGTCATCCCGCATGAGATCATCGCGCCCAACGGATACAAGTCATCGCTCAACGAGTTGACCCTGATTAACGGCTCGCTCATCAAAGGTATTCCCGCCAGTGAGCCTGGACGCTTCCGTGGTCCGCAGTTTCATCACGGTTGGCTGGACGAGTTAGCAGCATGGGACTACCTTGACGAGTCGTGGGACATGATTCAGTTCGGTATGCGCCTAGGACAACATCCTAAGTTGATCTGCACGACTACTCCAAAGCCAAAGCCATTGATCGTTGACCTCGTAGCTCGTGACGGTGATGACGTTGCTTACGTGTCAGCAAGCACATACGACAACATTGACAACCTCGCACCGACGTTCAAGAAGCAGATCCTCCAATACGAAGGAACAACGCTGGGACGTCAAGAGCTATACGCCGAGTTGATTGACCCTGAGGAGTCAGGCATCATCAAACGTCAGTGGTTCAAACTCTGGCCAGCTGACCGCCCATTGCCTCAGTTCCAGTACGTAGTGCAGAGTTATGACTGCGCAACGAGCGACAAGACCGCGAACGACCCGACTGCTTGCGTAGTACTCGGCATCTTTAAGCCGTCACCAGACAAGCCGATGTCCGCCATGGTCATTGACTGCTGGACCGAGCACATGCAGTATCCCGACTTGAGACCGAGAGTCGTTGAGGAGTATGGCTCAATCTACGGCGATGATGACGAGTGGGGTAACGGGAAGAAGGTGGATCTAGTTTTGATCGAGGACAAGTCCGCAGGCATCTCACTCATTCAAGACTTACAACGCGCTGGGCTGCCAGTCCGTGCTTACAATCCTGGACATGCCGACAAGACTCAGCGACTCAACATCGTCTCGCCAATCATTGCTCGTGGATTGGTCTACCTGCCCGAGAGTGAAACAAAGGCGAAGGTGCATAGGACTTGGTGTGATCCACTCGTCAATCAACTCTGCGCATTCCCTGAGGTGAGGCATGATGACCTCGTTGACGCTACGTCACAGGCTCTGCGCTACCTGCGGGATGCGGGCTTCCTCACTACTGACTACGTACCTGACAACTCAGATATGTACGTTGATGAGACCCAACCGCGCAGAATCAACCCATACTCTGTTTAATCAGTTATAATTTGCAGAAATCCCTTTAGGTCAATCTCATGGATAATGATCCGTCCTCATCAGTAAACGTCACAGGCATAACTGACGCCCAGCTCGCAGCAATGCAGCAGGCTGGCTTGCTAGGTGGTCAAAGCGGATTGGGTGTTCCAGCCCCTAGCGTTGATGAGATGCAATACGCTACTCAAGTAGCTTCTCCTCAGTATCAAACCAATTACCCTACTCCCGCGCCCAGCCCTTCGGTTTTGGATTCATTACCGACTCTTGATGAGGCGAGTAATTACCTCGCTAATCTTCCCGCTCAAGCGCAACGCCTTTTGACCAATCCCGCTGCATTTACAGAAATGCTAACGGGTAAAAACCCATTACCGGAGCAGACTGGCTTTGCAGCCTCGGCTACTGGCTTGCCGCCTCAGAACCCGAACTCATTGTTCACTCCTGCGGGCATGGCGTACAACAAAGGTTATGAATCTGGCGAACCTGTTTCAATCGCGGCGATGGGCGTGCCTGCCCTCGCGCCCGCTGGTCGCTTCCTCGGTCAAGCCGCTGGTGAGCGTATTATGGCGGGTCAAAGTTTGATCCCAGGAGTTCCCGCTGACCTCGTAAATCCGCAGATCCTTTCCGCCGTCAAGAACAAAGGTGGTAATTGGATTGATAGCTCATTAAGTGCTTTTGATCAATTTAAAAAACCAATACGAGAAGAAAGCTACCTCAATCAAATAAGAAATGACATACTTGATGGGGTTCAACAACCTGAATCTTTACAAACTGCTCTAAGAGGTAATGCTCAAAATGGAGTAATCAACAACTGGATCGACTCTAAACTCAAGAAGTATGTTAAGAATGAAATGGGTACACCAACTGACCCCGTACGTGAGTTGGCAGACCAAGGAATCACTCATCTACAAAATATAGAAGGTATTAATCCTAATTACGCGCCCTCAATGGAGGATGTAAAAGTTCAACGCGCTGCTGCTAATATGCCGTTACAAGGTTTTGCTAGCGCCCCCCTCGGTAAGCATTGGGAGAATCTGACAGACCAAGCAATTCGAAACAGAAGTGCAGGTATGCGCGTTAAACAGGGTGAAAGTGCAACAGCCTTTCCTCAAATGAAAAGAGCATTAGAAGAGAATCCGTGGTTAAAAACAGTTGAGCCGACTACTCCTGTACATGATGCCAATGGATTTGTTAATGATTTAGAGTTTAGGCATTTGATTGACGAACTCAAGAATTCAATCAGTCATAACTCTGATTTGCCCGCTCATTTACGCCTCAAACCTGAGACACTTGATAAGATGACCGTGCCGCATGCCGTCAAGCATGTAGCAAAGATCAATAAGTACCGCGCTGATCAGATGGAGAAAGCTGCAAAAGAGGGTCTCAAAGACTTTCCTGTAGTGCATGAGGGTGACAAAGGATTCAAGATTCATGAATTGAAGATGCCTAATGCTTCTCTTGAATTACCCCACGGATTAAAAGTAATTGACGCTGGAGATGGGTTACTTGGAATTGGAACCCAAGATGGTACTGAGATAATGCACTCACCATACGCTAAAACGCCAGAAAATCTTATATATAAATATAACTCAAATTTAGCACGTAATAAGCTAGACAAGGCTCTCAAAAATGAAGGTGAACAAATGGGTCACTGCGTCGGTGGTTATACTGATTCAGTTGCCAGTGGTGAATCTCGCATATTCTCATTACGTGATGACAAGGGTGGAGCACATGCCACTGTAGAAGCGACTCCGAGGCGGCTGACTTACACCCCTGCCTTAATACCTGATGAAGTCAAAACAAAGATTGATAAAAAAGCTCATGACGAAACAGTCAAAGCAGGTTACCCAAAAGACTCTATGGGTTGGCTTCATCATTACACTGGCGTACAGATTCAAGAAGGTGAGAAGTACTTCAAGAATAACCCCATGCTCAACATCGAGCAGATTAAAGGTAAAGGCAACAAAGCAGTCTCCGATAAATATCGCACCTACATCAAAGACTGGCTCAATAAAGAAGAAGATAAGATTGGCCATGCTGAAGACTTAGATAACATCGGAGTAATGGACCTCAAGAACGGTTTATTACCACGTCGTGGAAAGATGGACCCAAAGATTGTCAAAGCTCTTGAGTCAGGTGAGTTAAAGCGGTTCGCCTCTGATGATGAAATCAAACACATCATGACGCGCCCCGAGGTCAAGGAGCAAAAGATGCTCCAGGGATTCTACCGCGGATACGCAGGTGAAGGTGCTCATCCTGAGGGAACTACTTTTGTTTCCCCGCAGAAAGCAGTAGCCGATTACTACGCTCAAAAGCGAGCAGGGCAAACTGGCTTGGCTCCGCATGCTGAAATGGTATTGGCGGATCCGTTCGCTGGTGTTAAGTATGGGCATGCCACTGCGGGTACAGGTGCTCAACCGAACCTCATAACTCAGGCTCGTAACTTGACTCCTGAGCAGGTCGTGGGTCGTACTCAGCTTTACAAAAAAGGCGGGCATGTCAAAATGAATGAAGGCGGTACGCCACCCGCCTTAACTCCCGCTCAAATGCGAGAAGAGCTATTCGCAAAAAGTAGAGTTGACGAAGCCGAACGCAAAGCCAATGAGCCACGCACTCTTGAACAACGTATGATTGACCAAGGTCGATTGCCAGCAAAAAGCGGTTCAGGTGGCTCTGGCGGAGACGGTTTACTCAGAAATGAAATTAGCGCAAAGAATCCAGTTTACAAAAGTGGTGGATCAGTTAAAATTCCATCAATGGACGAAATGCGCCTCACAATACTTAGGAATAAATAATGGCTCAAATGCCCATCCCGCAGGAATACGAACGTCACATAGCCCCTTTAAGCGGTGAGCCTGCTTCTCAAGATGATGAGGATTCTATATTTGACATTCCAGAAGAAGAGTCCGAGGTAGAAGAGCAGGAAGACGGCTCAGCTATTGTACGCTTGACTACTAAAGGACCAGATGAGTCCCCAGACTTTTATGAGAACCTCGCTGACACTCTTGACTCATGGGACACGGCGAGCCTAGGATTAAAGTATCTTGACTTGATCGAGAAAGATAAAGAAGCACGGGAAGACCGAGACAAGCAGTATGAAGAAGGACTGCGCCGCACTGGCTTAGGGCATGATGCTCCTGGTGGTGCTCAGTTTCAAGGTGCTAGTAAGGTCGTTCACCCAGTCATGGCGGAGTCCTGTGTTGACTTCTCGGCTCGGGCGATTAAGGAATTATTTCCACCTGACGGACCAGTACGTACAAAGATTATTGGCGAAGCTAGCGAGCAAAAAGTCTCTAAAGCAGAGCGCAAGCGTGATTATATGAATTGGCAACTTACTGAGCAGATTCCTGAGTTTAGAGATGAGGAAGAACAATTAACCTCACAACTCCCACTCGGGGGTAGTCAGTACCTCAAGATGTGGCACGATGCCCAGCAACGTCGCCCACGCGCTGAGTTCGTCCCGATTGATAATATCTACCTTCCGTTCGCCGCTGGTAACTTTTACACTGCCCAACGCGTAACCGAGGTGCAAGACATAACTCAAGAGGAATATGAGTTACGTGTTTCATCTGGTCTTTACATTGACACAGACATCTTCCGTGCCTCTCAAGAGCCAGAAGAAAGCAAAGCTGAAAAAGCAAACAATAAGATTGAAGGTCGTAAGTCTCAAGCTGACAACATTGACGGTATCCGTCGTGTTTACCATATTGCGACATGGTTAGAATTAGAAGCCGACGAGTTCAGTAAAGGTGAACGTGCTCCGTACATCATGATGATTGATGAGAACGAGCGTACTGTAGTTGGACTCTATCGAAATTGGGAGGATGGTGATGATACCCTCAGTAAGTTGGACTGGATTATTGAGTTTAAATTCATACCTTGGCGTGGTGCTTATGCTATTGGCTTACCTCATCTTATTGGTGGGTTATCTGCTGCTCTTACTGGTGCATTACGCGCTCTGCTCGACTCCGCGCACATCAACACCGCCCCCACAATGCTTAAACTTAAAGGTGCGAAGATCTCAGGTCAATCTACAGTCATCGAACCTACGCAAGTATCTGAGATTGAAGGCGCGCCAGGAGTAGATGACATTCGTAAGATTGCAATGCCTGTACCTTTCAATCAACCTAGTCCTGTTTTATTTCAATTACTAGGTTGGTTAGATGCCGCTGCAAAAGGTGTAGTCTCCACGAGTGAAGAAAAAATTGCTGACG